TAATTCAGAGAAACGGTATAGGTATGGACGATTACCTTGACCGATTTTTTAATGACTATGGAACAACATCGAATTATCCACCCTACAATCTTGTTCAGTTAAATAACATTGAGTCTCTTCTAGAGATTGCCCTAGCTGGATTTAAGAAAAATGAAATTCATGTTTATACTGAGTACGGAAAACTATTCGTTGAAGGCGAAAGAAAAACTAATCAAGATACAGGATCCGAGTATATCCATCAAGGCTTGGCTCAGAGAAATTTCAAAAGAGAGTGGGCACTTTCAGAAGATGTTGAAGTCAGAGAGGTTCAATTCAAAGATGGACTTCTTACCGTTAAGTTGGGTAAGATAGTACCAGAACATCATGCAAGAAAAGATTACCTCTAAAGGATACGATTTATTCGGGGATCATGGGAGAAACCTACCCACTCCCCACGGAAGTGGTGCAAGACCCATGTATGGTGACATGGGTAAATCATGTAGGCCAGATCCAAATCGTAAAAGAGAATACCCTCATCTATATGCCGTATTTTGTCTTGACTCACACAATACCAGTTACTTTTACATAAGAGAAAATGGTACGTATTACTGGTTACATTGTCGTAAAGGAAAAGATGATGCCGAAGTAGATGCAGACAATATACAAATAGATATGTTTGGTAAACCTGATCTATCTAAAGAGTTTATAATGAAGGCAATTCTTTAATTCATAGGGAGCTTGACGAAAATCAAGTTCCCTTTTATAATGTAAATAGTATTTTAATTAGAATGACAGTTAAACTTCTCACACTAAAACCAAGACAGGATGTTATCGCTGATATAGAAGAGATTAGAACCAAAGAAAAGAAACCAAAAGTAGTTGGTTATCAGTTAACACATCCATACGCAATTACACTTTCTAGAATCGAAGATGATGAAACTAAACTAAGTGTAAATATAAGTCGATGGAATCCTTACTCAGCTGATGCGGTATATCAGATTCCTGCCGATATTGTAAATGTAATCTGTGAACCACTTCCTAAGTTAAAAGAATCATGGGAAGAAAAAGTAAAGGCTGAACAAGACGCCATTGCTGCAGTAACTGATGAAGTAAAACCAACAAACACCGTAATTGAACAAGAACTACTAAATGAAGAACATACAGATACTGATACTAAAGAATGAACAGATTCTTATCTCTGAAGTTACTTCCGTAACACAAGAGATAGGAGAACCTGATTGTAAACTTATAAAACCAAAATTAGTCGTTAATGGTGAAACCCCAAAAGAAAGAATAATTGAATGGTTGAATTTTACAAAACAGGATGTTATAATGATCAGGTCGGATGATGTTCTTACATTTGTCGAGCCGACCAAAGATTTACTTGATTACTATTTGTCAATTACCTAATGAGATTTTACACTAACGTTCAAATGGTCGGGGATCAGATCTTGATTCGTGGCTATGAGGATGGTAAAAGGTTCTCAAACAGGGATGTATATAAACCAACAATGTTTGTTTCATCTAAACGTGAAACAAAATACAAAACATTGACTGGCGATTATGTTGAACCAGTCAAACCTGGCACTATAAAAGAAACTAGAGAGTTCATATCAAAATATGATGGTGTAGATGGATTCAAACTATACGGATTTGAAAGATTCATCTACCAATTTATTTCTGACAACTATCCAGAAGATCAGATTGAATTTGACATCAGTAAGATTAAATTAGTTACGATTGATATTGAAACCAAATCTGAGAATGGATTCCCTGATGTTGAGTCTGCCTCAGAAGAGATATTACTTGTAACTATACAAGATTATACAACTAAAGAAATAATTACATGGGGAACGAAGTCATTTGATAATACACATGACAACGTAGATTATCGTTTATGTAACGATGAACATCATCTGTTAAACTCATTCATACAATGGTGGATTGAAAACACTCCAGATGTTGTGACTGGTTGGAACTGTGAGTTTTTTGATATACCTTATATTGCTGGTCGTCTCAATCGAGTATTGGGAGCTAAACTTATGAAAAGATTATCACCTTGGGGACTTGTAACTCAAAGTGATATTGTTGTAAGGGGTCGTAAAAACTTTATAGTTGATATTGGTGGTGTGTCTGTTCTAGATTACATGCGTCTTTATAAGTGGTCGCCTGGCACACCTAACCAAGAAAGCTTTCGTTTGGATTATATTGCACAACAAGAGTTAGGACAACAGAAATTAGACCACTCTGAGTTCGATACATTCAAAGATTTCTACACAAAAGGATGGCAGAAGTTTGTAGAATACAACATCATTGACGTAAAACTTGTAGACAGACTTGAGGACAAACTTAAATTAATTGAACTTGCGTTGACTATGGCCTATGATGCAAAAGTCAATTATCAAGATATCTTCTTCCAAGTTCGACTATGGGATTGTATCATATACAATGAACTCAAGAAAAGAAATATTGCAATACCCCAAAAAGTGGGATCTAAGAAGGATGAAAAGTATGCAGGAGCTTATGTAAAAGAACCTATCCCAGGCAAATATGATTGGGTGGTATCCTTTGACCTTAACTCTCTGTATCCACATCTTATCATGCAATATAATATCTCTCCTGAGACACTTATTGAACAGAGACATCCATCAGCCACTGTCGATAGAATACTTGCAGAAGAGATAAACTTTGAACTCTATAAAGACAATGCGGTATGTGCCAATGGTGCAATGTATCGTAGAGATAAGAGAGGATTTCTGCCTGAACTTATGCAGAAATACTATGACGAACGTGTCATATATAAAAACAGAATGATTAAAGCGAAGAAAGCTTATGAGAAGAATCCCAGTAAATCATTGGAGAAGGAAATTGCAAGGTGCAACAACATCCAAATGGCGAAAAAGATCTCTCTTAATTCTGCTTATGGTGCTATCGGCAATCAGTACTTCCGTTATTATAAATTAGAGAATGCTGAGGCGATAACCCTCTCTGGTCAGGTTTCTATCCGTTGGATAGAGAACCGAATGAACCAAAAAATTAACCATATATTAAAAACAAAGGATACTGATTATGTCATTGCTTCTGATACTGATTCTATCTATCTCAATCTTGGGCCTTTGGTCGAGGTTATATACAAAGAACGAGAAAAGACTACTGAGAGTGTTGTTGGGTTCCTTAACAAGATCTGTGAGGTGGAATTTGAGAAGTATATTGAGAGTTCTTATGAAACGTTGGCCAGTTACGTCAATGCCTATGACCAGAAGATGATCATGAAGCGGGAGAATATCGCTGATCGTGGTATTTGGACTGCAAAGAAAAGATATATCTTAAATGTCTGGGATAGTGAGGGTGTAAGATATAGTGAACCTAAACTCAAGATCATGGGTATCGAAGCTGTCAAGTCTTCTACCCCTGCACCATGTCGCAAAGCTATTAAAGATGCATTGAAAGTGATGATGAGTGGTACGGAAGATGAAATGATTGACTTCATAGATCAATTCCGTAAGAAGTTTAAATCATTACCTCCAGAAGAAATATCATTCCCTCGAACTGTGAGTGATGTTGTCAAGTATAAAGGTAGAAATGCAATCTATGAAAAGGGAACACCGATTCATGCAAGGGGATCTCTTCTATTCAATCATCATGTTAAAAGACTTGGATTGGAAGGAAAGTATTCTTTGATTGGTAATGGAGAGAAGGTCAAATTCTGTTATCTTCGGAGTCCAAATCCTATACATGAGAATGTAATGTCATTCATTCAAGACTTTCCAAGAGAGATTGGCATTGAAAAATATATAGATTATGACCTCCAGTTTGAAAAAAGTTTCTTAGACCCCTTGAAAATTATTCTAGATGTGATACAATGGAATGTAGAGAAAACAGCTAGTTTGGAATCCTTTTTTTCATGATTGAAGTCCTAGTACAGAATGACCCCTATAGGTATGTAAAAATGCCTGATCCACTTGAAAATGGTCAACCTGATTATCGTATTCAGAAGTGGAATAATCACAATGGTTACAAAGATATGTACCTATGTGATAACTTCATGCAGTTCAAAACTGCAATTGATGATTTTGAATATACCAAGTGGTTAGACCCCGCTGGAGTTCCATGTTATATTAAGGAGGACTAATGGATTTACCAATTGATGATAGAGAACTAGGTATCCTAGTAAGGATGACTGAAAGAATGGCAGGAGATGGCCTTGGTAAAAGAGATGTGGAGGCAGATAAACTGTACCACAAATTAAAATTAGTTATGGAGGTTAAGGAACAGAATCCTGGCGGGCCTTATAAGAAGATACTTCGTGAACAACACGGAATGGTGATATAATGAGAGTTGATAGACACTTTAATCCTGTAGATGATCTTGAAAAAGAACTTTTACAGGAACTTGACGGTATCGCAAGACAGTTGAATGGTAAGATTACTTACACTCATTATGGAAATAGTCAGGGTAAAACCTCAAAGATTGTGACTATCGAATACAACATTGAACAATAGTATGGATTTTTTAAAAGAAATAGTAAAAGAGATTGGTGATGAGTACACCCAAATTGCAGCAGACATAGATGAAACAGAACGATTCATCGACACAGGATCATACATCTTTAATGCAGTGGTTAGCGGTTCCATTTATGGTGGTGTTTCTAGTAATAAGATTACTGCCATCGCTGGTGAAAGCTCTACTGGAAAGACTTACTTTGCCCTTGCTGTTGTCAAGAACTTTTTGGACACTAACCCTGATGGGTATTGCCTCTATTTTGATACTGAAGCTGCAATCACCAAGGGATTACTTGCATCTCGTGGAATTGATCAAGAGCGACTTGTTGTTGTCAATGTCGTTACCATAGAGGAGTTTAGAAGTAAAGCTCTACGTGCAGTTGATATATATCTAAAGACATCTGAAGAGGATCGCAAACCTTGTATGTTTGTGTTAGACTCATTAGGTATGCTTTCTACAGAAAAAGAAATCAGAGATGCACTCGATGATAAACAAGTCAGAGATATGACTAAATCTCAACTTGTCAAAGGTGCGTTTAGAATGTTAACACTTAAATTAGGTCAAGCGAATGTCCCACTTATTGTCACAAATCACACATACGATGTCATCGGAGCTTATGTTCCAACTAAAGAAATGGGAGGAGGTAGTGGACTCAAGTACGCTGCAAGTACAATCGTATATCTCAGCAAAAAGAAAGAGAAAGATGGAAAAGACATCATCGGAAACATTATCAAGGCTAAGACTGCTAAATCACGTTTAAGTAAAGAGAATCAACAGGTAGAGATAAGACTCTACTATGATGAAAGAGGTCTTGATAGATACTATGGTCTTCTAGAATTAGGAGAACTTGGTGGTCTATGGAAGAATGTGGCTGGTCGTTATGAAATGAACGGCAAGAAGATATATGCAAAACAAATTCTTGCTGATCCAGAGACTTATTTCACTGATGAAGTGATGCAAGCTTTGGATGAAATTGCACAAAAACAATTTAGTTATGGATAGAGTTGAAACAACCATTTTACGCAATTTGATTTACGATGAAGAGTATATCCGTAAGGTTATACCCTTTATCCAACCAGATTACTTTGAGAATAGTCAAGAGAAAATTATATTTGAAGAGATTGCAAAGTTTATTGTTAAGTATGATAAACCAGCCTCACAAGAAGTGTTAACTATAGACATAGAAAAGAGATCAGATATCAACGAATCACAGTTCAAAGAAATAGTAGAGATTGTTTCTTCCCTAGATAGACAGGTTGTTAATTTTGATTGGTTGGTAGACACCACCGAGAAGTGGTGTAAAGATCGTGCGATATATCTTGCGTTAATGAAGTCTATTAAGATTGCAGACGATCAAGATGAGAAGAAAAATCGTGATGCCATACCAAATATACTATCAGACGCCCTTGCTGTTTCATTTGATAATCACATAGGACATGACTATCTCCAAGACTACGAAGAAAGATTTAGATTATATCACCAAAAGGAGGAAAAAATACCATTTGATCTCGAATACTTTAACAAAATCACGAAAGGTGGTTTACCTAACAAGACTCTTAATGTCACGCTTGCTGGTACAGGTGTCGGGAAGTCTCTATTCATGTGCCATCTCGCTAGCTCCGTGTTGCTCCAAGGGAGGAACGTACTCTATATTACAATGGAGATGGCAGAAGAGAAAATTGCTGAACGAATTGACGCAAACCTCCTAAATATTCCTATCCAAGAGATAAGTGAACTCCCTAAAATGATGTTTGATAGTAAGGTCAATAGCCTTATGAAGAAAACACAGGGAACTTTAATTATAAAAGAATATCCTACTGCATCTGCACACTCAGGTCACTTCAAAGCTTTACTCAACGAACTTGCATTGAAGAAATCATTCAGACCAGATATCATATTTGTAGACTATCTAAACATATGTGCATCCAGTAGATACAGGGCTAATAGTAATGTCAATTCTTACTCGTATATCAAGGCGATTGCAGAGGAACTTCGAGGTCTCGCCGTCGAAGCGAACCTTCCGATTGTTTCCGCAACTCAAACTACTCGTAGTGGTTTCGCTAGTTCTGATGTTGACCTTACCGATACCTCTGAGTCATTTGGCCTCCCTGCAACTGCTGATCTTATGTTCGCTCTTATATCTACGGAGGAGTTGGAGGGTTTGAATCAGATCATGGTCAAA